GAACATAGAATACAAGAGTCTATGTCTCATTGTTTAAAAGGTAAAAGAATTGCTATGCGTGAATCTAAAAAACATATAGAGTATCATTGCCTAAAATCGGAGGCAGAGACAGAAATTTATTTAGGTGAAAAATCTATAAAAAAGCTTATACTAAAGTAATGAAAATAACTGCAGAAGTAGTAAATGGTGAATGTCCAACTTGTAGTGAACTAACAATGTTAGTTGGATTAACTAATGAGTTATATAGATGTATGAACTGTGGCGCAGATCTACAGCAACACGTCAACGGTAAAATAAGTTATTTACCTGTCATGACTTCACGTAATGATGGCGGTAAAGTTTTTGTTAAGGAATGGAAATAGGTGGCCAAACAAAGATTTACGCACTTTACACCTCGTGAAAAACCTAAGAAAAGAGGACCTAGACAACACAAAAAATCATTAAATAAGGCAGAAAAACGTCAGAAAAAAATGACAAGATACAAAGGCCAGGGTTGACAAACATCCCATAAGATACTATATAGAAAGAATGAAAGAAATAAAACAATATAATAAAAGTTTGTTAAAAGTTGCAGATCAAAAATTAAAGCGATTGATTGAAACTCAGCATGACATAAATCATCCGGGTCCATACTTTGATATGGTTAACAGACAACTTGATTACGTAAACACGCTTAGAGAAAGGATAAAACTTATAAATGAAAAAGCTAACGATAACGAGTAAAGACATTACGCAAAAACAATGGTCTAATCTTATATTAGAAATAAATCTAATGAAGAAAGCATGGTCATCTTATGCAAGCCTAGAGCTGCAGGGACCAGGGATCAAGAAAATTATAGCACATGGAACAAAGAACTTTGACTCAAAAGTTATGGAAGATGAGTAATGGAACTAATAATTCTAAACGACGGACTTTATCAATTAATTCCTGTCACAAAGCAGATGATGGAACATATATCTTTATTGGCACCAGTAGACTGCATGGGGATATGCGAGATACTCCGAGCAAAACTAAGCGGGTACGCAGACACACTAAACCTACACATAATGAATGATGGTAGTGGTAATTTTGTTGGCTGTATTTGTGGTTAGATAATTTTATCTGGGTCACATGAAAACTTAGTATAAGCTTTCATACTGTTTGTCCATTCTGGGTCAAACCCTGCCATTAGTTTGTGTGAGTAATCATAACCATAAACAATACAAGAACTATAGTCATCAAATAATACTTGGGGTGTGGGTATAATTTTACAGTTATTGCCGGCAAGTTCACTGCATAAAACCATTAATAAAACTATTTTTGTCATTGACACCTGTTGTATTTTGTGAGATAAATCCCATATATGATATTAATCAAAGAAAGGAGTATATCACAATGACTGATATAACAAAGTACAAAAACGTATCGTTAAGTCATAAGACCTATGACCTAATCGATAAGATAAGAAAAGTAATACAACCAGATACGATTCTAAGTAGATCACAAACTATTAGTATTTTAGTAAATGAGAAAGCGAGGAAACTAAATGGAAAAGTCAAAAAAACATAAAGTAATCTGTCCAACCTGTAAAGGTAATGGCTATGTAAGGATCCCTTACAAGCTAGCTAGAGAAGAAATTACAGCACAATGTGGTGTCTGTGACTCAGAAGGAGAAATATATGCAAATGAAGTTGATGATATTATTATTGATTCTGATGGCATGCACACATTGCAGTAAGTTAGAGTTTGATGGATTTGATCCAACAACATCGGTTGTTAAGTGGATTGTAACAGGAGAAAAAAAATGAGTAAAGGACCAGAAGATCTTTTAGAACAAAATAGAAAACAAATAGAATATCTTCAACGTCAATGTCGAAAGGCTGGGGCTGCAATTCTAGATCAAGAAATAACTATTGGTGGATTAAAAAAAGACATCGATAGACTTGATGAAGAGAATACAAACCTTAGACTAATGATAAGTTCTAAAGATGACACGAAATAAAAAACACATCAAAGGCGATCAAGCAGAACTGATTGCCCAAGAGTTTTTTATTAAAAAGGGTTATTATGTATTTAATAACATATCACAACACGGACCAGTAGACATGGTTGTATTAGACAATCAAGGTTATACATTATTGATTGATGTAAAAGCTGTGTCTCTTCGGGCTAAAAATGGTTGGAAAGTTAATCGTGTGCCAACTGAAGAACAGGAAAAATTAGGTGTACATATAGTTTATGTTAATTTAGACACACGTGAAGTATTAGATGAAATGCCTAGTAAAAGAAAAAATAAAAACAATATAGTGGATATAAGAGAATGGAAAAAATTATAATATATATACTTGAGAGAATATATCATTACTCAACGATGTTAACGTCGTGGTCGTGGTGTAAGTTATACGGAAATAGGAGGAAAGGTTATGGATACAGAAAGAGAAAAATTTGATAAATTACAACAGGAACAGAGAGATTTAGACGAAAGTTATCAACAATCTAAACGTAATAAAAAAGAACGTGAGGACAGGGAAGATAACGAAGAATATTTAAAAGAATTAAAGGACAAACTGTGAGTTATAAGTTTAATAAGTTGTATGACTACCCAAGGTCGATGCGGACATTGATTGGTGGTAAACGTCATTACGATATACGTGACGAAAAGTTACCAAGTGTTACGACTATATTATCCGCATGCCAGTCGGACGAGAAGAAAGCAAGTCTTGCTGCGTGGAAAGCGAAGATGGGTGACAAGGCGGCAGACAAGGTTAGAGACGATGCAGCCGAGCGCGGTACAGCCATGCACAAGTACCTAGAACATCATATTGATGGCACAGGGCTCAAGGACCTTACACCACTTGGTGTACAGGCCGAGACGATGGCGCACAAGATTATAGAATCAGGGCTCAAGGACCTGTCAGAAGTATGGGGGCAAGAAGTGACGTTGTACTATCCTGGGTTGTATGCAGGAGCAACTGACGTTGTAGGAATCTTTGATGGCCAGCCGGCTATCGTAGACTTCAAACAATCAAATAAACCAAAACGTAGAGAATGGATTGAAGATTACTTTGAGCAGCTGGGAGCATACTGCATGGCCCACAATTATGTTTATAACACCAAAATACAGTCTGGAATCATTCTAATGTGCACCAAAGATTTTATGTTTCAGAAGTTTGAGGTGTCTGGACGTGAATTCGTACGCTATCAACACGCATTCTTGCGCAAATGTGATCAATACCATGAAAATTGTACCCAGGCAAAAAAGAGTCAAGATACAAAAAATGATCAAATAGTACAGTAAATCATAGGCTAATTTCATTTGTACCCTTTGTATACCCTTTTCAAAACAAAAACAAAAAATAAAAAAAATATTTTTTAAAAGTGGTTACAATTGGTACAAATTCTAGAATTGTTGTATACCAACACTTATTTGCTCAAATTTGTATCCTAGAGCAGGATACAATTGGTTACAAAAGATACAATTTTGTAAAAAACATCAAATAAGCAAGCAATACCAACAAAATAAGGGACGCGCGCATATGATTTGCATTTTTAAATTTAAAAATCATTGAGAGAGGTGTATACAGTCAGTATGAAATCCAAGAAAAAATCAAGAAGAATAAACAGCTACACAAAACCAAAGACAGTAAAAGAGTCTGTGGTGTTTCCCTACAAACGTGTACGTATAGATTGGATTGACATAATTACTGAAGGCGGTTGGGGTACAGACAGAGAGTTTAAAGATATGAAACTTGCAACACCTGTGAGTGAAGGTTGGTTATTTAGCAAAGATGATGAGACTGTAAGAATATTTGCGGGTTATGATGTAGAATCAGATGGTTCTATTCACTTTTCGGAACGATCGGTTTTCCCGACTTCTTGTGTGAAGAAGATAACGAAGATTCACTAGTTAATTGTAATCTTTCTTCTTGTAAAGTTTTTAATCTTTTTATTTCGTCTAACTTTTCTTCCTTAGCCATGTCACTTAAATTGCCGTGTAAATGTGTTTCAATAAATTGTCCAGTTGCTTTACCTATTAATTGTTCAAATGGTGCTGCTTCTTTTATCTTACCTTCATCCACAAGTTTTTGTGACAATACTTGTTGACGTCTAACATAATTATTTTTTGTAACAGTAAATGCTCTATTAACTTCATTTGATCTAGCCTGTAAATACTTCTGTATTTTTGGATTCTGCATAAGCTCAGACCCTTCAATTCTAGCTCGTTTAGGTTCGTAGCCAGCATGTAAAGCTGCTTCTGTTCTAGTGGTTCTGCCCTCATTCATAATTAAATACTCACAAAATCTACGTTGCATTTCTGTAAGCTCTATTGGATAGGCCGCCTTCTTTTTGACAATTTCTTGACTCATACTTGCTTTATACATAATATCTTATATAAACACAATAGTATGAAAGCAAAAGAATTACGACAATATTTAGACAAGTTTTTAGTTTCACCGGCTGCACAACAAGCTAGGGTTCAGATAGAATTACCTAACGGAGAAAAATTAGACCTGAGAGAAATTCAGTTGTTGGAAACTAGAATGATTGGTGATAGAGACACACACATTTTAAATTTAAAAGGAATTAAACTGGGCGGTACTTGGAAGATGCCAAAAATAATTGGCAAACTATAAGAGGTTACCTTGGCTAAATTAGAGAAGGATTTGTGGCGTGAGCTTAAAGGAATTAAAAGTAAAATTAGTTGGACAAGATTGGAAAACCGTAGCTTATTGGGCACTCCCGATCTATTGGGTTATAATGATCTTGGCAGGTTTTTCACTGTTGAACTAAAGGTAACATTAGGTAACAAAATACGTTTTTCACCCCACCAAATTAGCTTTCATGTAAAGCATAATTTAAATACATTTATCCTTGTTGCTTGTACCCCGGACAGGGGACACTACCGCTTGTACCCAGGTTCTGGGATACTGGAGCTTGTAGACTCTGGCTTGAAGCTTGAACCCTTAGCTTGTGGGCTTGCAGCCTGCGTGGGTTGGTTCGAAAGCTTGAGAGCTTGAGCCCAAACTGTATTTGTATTTTTTATTTTTTTTCGGGGGCTGGTAAGACCGTACTGGTCCGAACCCCCGAAATTTCTAATGTTTACCATAAGAAATATTTCCAACGTCATGAGACCAGCACGCTCTACAGTCACCACATTGGCCGCCCTGATCAGGGGCCGGACAGGTACGAGCGCCCGGCTTCGTGGTAACAGTCGACGTATGCGGCCAGCTGCCAGCAGCTGCCTGGTCAATCATTGTCATTGATAGTCTAATAATTAAATTTTTGGGGCACCTGTTCAGGTGGTCCTTTATCCATGCTTCACGCGTTGGCATCCAGTGCTGGATCTCAGGCGTTAACCTGCAAACTTCAAAAATTTTGTTTAGGTGGTCCAAGTCTTGTACGTCTCCGGCGTCATGCCACCTGAAGACCTTGTGCTTGCTCACAGCTTGTGAGTTAATCACCACGGCCATGGCCTCCGACCAGCGCGGGTCCTTCAGGCTTGCCAGTCTTTTATATTGCGATTCACGTATCGCGGGAAATCTCGTATAATTACCCTTCATAGCATAACAGCCAAAGCACACCGAGCCCGGGACCTTAGCGAGCTTGCCGCCTGTCTTACACTCCCAGGCTGGCAGCCCATAAGCAAATCCAGGCATTTTCTCCGGCTTAGATAGTGATATAATTATTTTTTTTGCTTCTTTTATATTCATAATTCTTTCTCCTATAATATCTCATACTACAATAATATTTCCTTGTCAAGCTTGCGGCTTGAGCTCTACAGCTTGCGGCTTGTAGCTTGAGGCCATAGTCCCAGAGCCAGTCCGCGTGCAGCAAGAGCACCCGGACCATCGCTGGCCCGGCTGCATTAAATTTATTTTTTCTAGTCGAGCAATACATAATATTGATTAGTAAACCATTTTTGAAACCAGGTCAGGCCCTTCTGCATTGTAGCGCCATCCTCCAGCATCTCAGCACCTTTGATCACATCGTAAACCGCTACAGCGTAACGGGGCAGCTGGCACGACTCGCCACTGTATGGATTTTTTATAGTCTCCATAGCATGCTTAGACGCTGGATCAGTGATCATTATTTTAAATGGCAAATGTCTTGCTGGTTCTATTATGTCTTGTATTTTCATATTTCCTTTCATTGTTATGGTACAGGTATATCCCATTTAATCCCATATGCAAGATAAAAATAAAAATAAATTACTTGACAGCTTGCGGCCACCATGGGGAGCCCTGGCCGGGCCCACCCAAAAAAAAACAATTATGAGGAGCCCGGGCGGGCCCACCCAAAAAAAAACAAAAAAATTTTTCTAGTTGTAGTTGCACACTTTTTAAGATGTGCAAATACAACCGATTTTGTTGACAGACAAAATTCGTAAATTCTTTATGTTGTCTGGGGGTACATCACACTGATAGCAACACCCCAGACTAACTTTCATTTAGTATTAAGTTTTTGTAAATAATAACATAATATCTTATATAATCCCTTGACTTTAAAAGTCAATAGTTTAAATTAATTTTTATGCAAATAAATAAAAACAATCAACCGAAAGGAAACATGAGTAGAATAAGACTAAATTCCGAGTATCGTAATAAGATTGCAAATCGTATGCGAGTACATTTGGAATGCGAGGACACACAAGAAAAACAAAAGTATGATGAACTGAAAGCAAATCAAATTCAGTTAAATGATGACGCATGGAAAGTTGCCGAAACTATTGTGCGAAAACATTACACTGATGATGATGTTGAAAAAGCATACTACTTACAAAATAAGTTTGAAAATGTAAGTACGATTGCTAAAGATAGTTGTTTTCATTTTCATTATGAGGGCGAGAAAGAAACAAGAGATTATGACAATAATCTTACAATGGAAAAAGCTACTATTGAAAAACATTTTGATTTTAAATTAAATGGTTCAATAGATACTGACAACAATTCTTCTTATCATAGTGGCGATGAACAATATGGTTATGCGTTGTTTCGTGATGAACTAAAAGCACAAGACGAATGCAATCCAGATATTTTGGTTGAACAAGAGGGTAAAGAAAACAACCCCCATAAAACAAAATATTGTGACAATAACAATAAATATCTTGGCGATAAGGATAGTGGCTATGGCAAACAATGGAACGAAAAATATCAATTAGATTTAATTGGTAGAGATTATTGTCGTGACCGATCTATCGCATGTACTGAACAAGAATTTAATTTTTTAATTTCTTGGAAACAAGCCAAAGGTCAATTTGTTATGGCACACCAAAAATGGATAACTTCAGTTTTAGACCAAATGAAAGAAATCAAAGTTGGTTTAAAAGGTTATAAATATTTAGACGAGGCATTAGAGTTATGTAATGAACTTGGTTTAAATATTACTGACGCAGAAATAATTAGAACTAATAGTACTGGGCTAGTTATTTACAATCCTAAAAATCTTGCTGAAAGAATTAAAGGCATGAAAAATAAGAATGTTGATAGAAAAGCCAAAATTGAGGCAAGACTATTATACGAAAAACAACAAGCCGAAAATAGTTTAAATTAACTATTGCAATTCTGGGGTATTACTATAATATCCCAGAATACTAACTAACAAAGAAAGGTATAAAATGAACGCAACGCAAGACGCAAGTAATGACGCACAAAACAAAATCAACACACAGTTGATTGATTATAACAAAACGCAAAATGATCTTATATTCTCAACAAGAGAGAGATTATTTAAATTAGAACATAACCACAGAATAAATTCAATTTTGTTTTCTGGTTTAATCGCAATCATTTACATTATGACAATCGCATTGGTGGTGTCACATGGTTGAGGGCGAAACTTTTCAAATATCTTACTATGCTAAAAAGCATGGTAAGTTTATTACTCGTAATGGCAAATGGAATGATAAGTGTAGATATTGGTTTTCTAAATCTTTAAAACCTCTAATAACTTATTTTGATGTTGACGCAGATAATTATAGAACTGCATCTGGTAGTTATTGGATTAAGAGAGGGGGAACTAATGGCGACGCATAATTGGTGTCATAACCCAAAGTGTCATACTTATCAAACTACTGATAGGGTTCGTGGTTCTGGAAATAATAAAGTTTTAAGAACTAGGAAAATAAAAATAACTGACATGACAAAAGCTTATTACTTTCAAGGGTGGGAAAATCATTTTTGTAGAGTCGCATGTTTTTTTCAATTTGTAAAATTGCATGTTGATAGGATTGTTGCGATTGCACCAGTTCGTGAACCAAGTGAAACACCTATCAAAGTAAAAAAAGAAAAGTATGAAAGTCATAAGTATGTATGGAATGATAACGACAGTTATGAAAGAAAACCATACATGGCAACAAGGACAACACTACAGAAAGGCGACAATGATTAGTCAAGAACAATTAATGAAACATAAGATAAAATACTTAGAGGATAGAATAGACACGTTAGAAAAATCTTTGTCACGTGTTAATAATATACTTGGTAGATTTCAAATGACCGAGAACAAAGAGCAAGGGTTCAAAGATGTAGATACTATGTTAAGGGAACATGAAATAATATAACCTAGAATATCCCATAGGGTATGCATAAACGACATATGTTGTTATTGCATACCCCTAAAATTTTATTATGAGGAGACCGGGCGGGCCCACCCATAGATAAAAAAAACTCGAGCGAGCTCGCACGCACGCACTCACTCCCTCCCCCCCCCAATCGATAGAGGTACCAGTCCCAGGCAACACTGCAATTGCAAAACAAAGACCCAACCCCCCCTAAATACAAAAGGGATCCTAAGTTGTCACTAAAGTTGAAGATTTAGACGATTATGCTATAAGTTTTAAAAACATATTGAAGATATGCAAAAAGAAAAAATATTACAAAAAAATTATGAGGGTTTAACCCCAGATGAAAGCGCTAAACTAATTGAACTAGAACGAAGCGTAGCATTGGATGATGCTCGTCCAAATATTACAAAAAATTTTCTAAGTTTTGTTAAGTATGTGTGGCCAGAGTTTATAGAGGGGTCCCATCATAAAATTATTAATAAAAAATTTAATGATCTTGCTAATGGAAAAGTCAAACGTTTGATTATTAACATGCCGCCTAGACACACTAAATCTGAGTTTGCGTCATATCTGTTACCAGCTTGGATGATAGGGAAGAATCCAAAACTAAAAATAATCCAAGCAACTCACACAGCAGACCTTGCAATTGACTTTGGACGTAAGACTAAGAACCTAGTTGACGAACAAAATTACAGAGAACTGTTTGACACGAGACTACAAGAAGATAGTCAGGCAGCAGGGAAATGGAAAACCGAACAAGGCGGAGAATACTTTGCAGCTGGTGTTGGTGGAGCGATCACAGGTCGTGGTGCTGATCTATTAATTATTGATGATCCACACAAAGAACAAGATGTACGTGCAGATGGTAAAGCTTTTGAAAAAGCTATGAACTGGTATACAGCTGGTCCACGTCAGCGTTTGCAACCTGGTGGTTCTATTGTAATCGTAATGACTAGGTGGTCTACTAAAGACATAACCGGTCAATTATTAAAATCACAGAGTGAGGAAGGATCTGATCAGTGGGAGGTTGTTGAATTACCAGCCCTGCTCCCTGATGGAAAACCCGTGTGGCCTGAATACTGGACCGCGCAAGAATTACTTAAGACCAAAGCATCTATACCAGTTAGTAACTGGTTAGCACAATATATGCAGCAACCAACAGCTGAGGAAGGAGCAATCCTAAAACGAGATTGGTGGCAAGACTGGAAAGAAAAATATCCACCTAAATTAGACTATATTGTACAGTCTTATGATACTGCGTTTTCTAAAAAAACAACTGCAGACTTTTCAGCCATAACCACGTGGGGAGTCTTTACAACCGAGTCCGACGGACAAAATATAATACTTCTTAACGCATTTAAAGATCGGTATGACTTTCCCGAACTTCGGCGTGTGGCACTAGAAGAGTATAGAGAATGGAATCCTGACATGGTAATTATTGAGGCGAAAGCTACAGGACTGCCTTTAACCCATGAGTTAAGACAAATGGATATACCGGTTATTAACTTTACACCATCAAAAGGAAATGATAAGCATACAAGATTAAACTCCGTTGCACCGCTTTTTGAAAGTGGCAAAATATGGGCGCCTATGCACGAGCATTTTGCACAGGAAGTTATAGAAGAATGTGCTTCTTTCCCGTTTGGAGAATATGATGACTATGTGGATAGTACGACACAAGCCATTATGAGAATTAGACAGGGTGGTTTGGTTCGACATCCTGAAGATTACAAAGAAGAGCCTATTGTACGAGGACACGTAAAGTATTATGGCTAAAAAAGAATTAGTAGAAAACATTGTAAAATTATATTCCAAACTAGGTGGGAATATGAACGATGTTCTTGGTTCCCGGTCTAATGTCACTTTTCTAGGCAAAGGCAGTAACCCAGAACCCTTTATCGATTTAGACATTAACATGGAAGCCGTAGGCGTACTCGGTAAATCAAAAATAATACAAGAATTAAAAAGTCCACTCGGTTATCTAACTGCGGACAAACTAAACGATGTTCAAGCAACTAAGCTTTACAATAATTTGTTAAAGCTGGATGATTTCTATAATCCAAAACAAATCGCAAACATCACGGACATGGCAACAGGGACCAGGAACCTGGACCAAGAAGGGTTGATGTCATTAAGAAATGTTGCATCACAAGATGTTAGACCCATAAATCGTTCTGGAGAACTAACAAGTGTTGCTGATGAAGCAGGACAATCAGGTATGTCTTATGCAATAAAAAATCCTGCTAATATTAACGTAAAACCAATAGATGAACTTCAAAATTATACAAAGAGTGAAGGAGACATAATTAAAGATCTTGTCGATAGAAAATTTGGTAAAGGTTATTTTGATGGTGATGCAGGATTTGAAACAACAATTAGAAATTTAGAAACACAAGAAGCTGGATTAGGTAAACAATTTGAAAAAATAGTTACCAACAAAGGTGATCTACCAAGTAAACGTGCATCAGCTAGAGAGTTTTTAGTAGAAACTTTAAAAGTTGGCGATGATTACCCATCAACTACATTAAACGATGTTATATCAGCAGAAGACATGAAATATATTTTAGAAGGCGGTGGCGGCCTTGCAGGCGACCCATTAATACTTGTTGAAAAATATTTTGGACCAAGAATTTCAGAAGCATTACCATCAGGTGCAACTGGTGAAGAAATTATAACTTTTACAAAAAAAGTTTTAACTAGTGTCGAAGATGCAAGAGGTTTAAAACCCGATGAACCAGGTTTTGACAGAATGACTGCAAAATTTGTAGATGACATGGCAGATGGTGGACGTGCAGGTTTTAAATTTGGTAAATCAGCGGGTAAAGCTTTTGGCCTTGCTAAAAAAATTGCAAACATAAACAAGTCTGTCGATGAAGGCACACAAATGGGTTATGGAGCACTCCGTGAATATGGTATTGAAGCAAAAGATATTTCAAGATTATTTAGAGAAATTGCAATGGATAAAACCATGGTTGGTGCTGAGAAGACAGGTTATTTTAAAATGTTAAACCAAGTCTTAAAAAATCCAGATGATTTTCCTGATGGAATAATAGAAATTAAAAAAAGATTAGGAATAGATTTTGCCAGAGGCGGACTAGCTAAGATCCTGGAGGTCTAATGGCTAAGACCCTATTAACTAAAGAAAAATTCATTGAAATTTTAACAAAACATAAAGGACAAAAAACTTTTAGTGAAATTGCAGAAATATTAAATAAAGATTACATTACAAAAGACGGTAAAACATTTACTTCCACTATTATTGCTGACAGAGCAAGAGATGCAGGATTAGTTGGTTTTTCAAAAATAAGCACTAAACCTTTAACAGTTAAAGAAATAAAAAAACTTTCTTCTAAAGAAAATATTAAACTTTATAACAAAGGCGATATTAATTTAAATACTTTTAGACTAAGAGCTATTGATAAAAAATCTTCTGCAAATAGAAGTCCTGAACAAAAAGCAATAAGAGCTGAAAGACAATTAGAAAAATACAAACGAGATATTAAAACAGAAGAAGGAAGAGCTAGAATAAAAGCTAATAGAGTAAGATCTAGAGCAAAAGAGTATAAGTTAAAAGGAATGGACCCACCAGCCACTACAGCAACAGAAGCTTTGTGGAAAGATATTGTTAAAACTGCAAAAGAAAACTCTGGTAATGGTAGATTTAGTATCGCTTCAGGTCTTAAAAAAAGTATGGGTCGTGCAAATTTTTTTAGCGACAATATAAAAATTAAAGACAGTGTAACTGGAAAGACTTTTACTTTTGGAAAAGATATTGCTTCAAAAGGAAATCAATTAAAAAATTTTATTAATAAAAATGCAGGATCTTTCGATGTAGTTAATTTTCAAGAAGTAATAAAACCTTACCAACAAAAAAAGTTTATAGATTCAATACCTGGTTTAAGAATTTCTATTAATAGTCAATTAATTCCTGGATATAATCCAGGACAATCACAAAATGCTTTTACTGTTCAACACAATTTAGGAAGACAAAGAAATCCTTTAAAAGTTAGTTTAGCTTTTTTAAATGATAATACAAAAGAATTTAGAGTTAAAGACGCTTTTGAAAGAATTTACGATAACGCTAAAGATCCTAAAACAGGAACTATTAAGGTTACTCAAAAAGTCAAAGATGCTTTTAAAGAATATAAATCTGGTATATCTGAAATAGATACTGTATCTTCACCCTCAGCAGCAACTAGAGGAAATAGAACTTTTGGACAATCATTATCATTAGAAAAAATGTTACGAAAAACAAAAAGCGAAGGAACAGTTTTGCCAAGAGGCGCACTTAAAAAAGTAAAAGATTTTGAATCATTACTTTTGGATTATGCAAAAACAAACAAAGGAAACGTTTGTCAACTTTTTTTAAATAAAGGTGGAAGAGTTGGGTTTGCGAATGGGGGAGCTGGTTGTGTTGATCAAGTTAATGACGCTTTAAAAACAGACCCTAAAAAAATAGCACAAGATATAAATAAAACAGAGGGTATTGCAAACAAAGTAAAAAACTCAAGCACAAAATTTTTAACAGCAATAAAAGATAATCCAAATTTACTTAAAGGAAGATTTGGAACTCTTGCTGCTGTAGGTGTTGGTACTATAGCCGCGGGCGCTGGAGCTGGTGCATTGTTTAAAGCATTTAGAAATGATGACCCTAGTACATACCTAACTAACGATAGTCAAATGGAAGAAATGATTATTGCTGATGTTGAAGATAAAGGTAAAGAAGTTGATGACAACATTTTATTAGACAATCAATTTAAATTAGAGTTAGCTACAGCAGCAGGATTAACTACACCGATTGCTGGACAAGTTTATAGAACAGCAAGACAAGGTACTTTACCATTATTAGAGTCTCCATTAGAATTTGACCAAGAATTAAAAAAATTAAAAAAAACAATAAGACAAATAACTCATCCAGGCGGTAAAAAAGCAAAAAGAATTTCTGAAGCTGGTCAATCAGTAATTAGAAATTCTAGACTTAGAATTAATGAACTAAATCAAGTAGTGCAATCTGCTAAAGCTGGTAAAGAAGGCAGCGGAAGAATTATGTCTGCTATCGGTTTAAATAAAGGTGTTCTCGGAAAAGGTTTATGGGCATTAGGTGCACCCGCAATAGCTGTGCCAGCCACACTTGGTTACATAGCTCAGGATGTTAGAGCAGGCAAAGATGCAAGTGAGATTGCAACTAACCCATTAAATTATTTAGGTGCTGCATTTATGAATCCTGCAGTAAAAGCTTTAACAAAAGCTGGAGCGTCAAGAGGACTATTAGGAATAGCGTCATTAGGTTTAGCAGGAACAGCAGCAGGCGCTGTTGCATTACCTGCAATATCAATTGGTGCAGGACTGGCAACACTTGGAACATTAGGTTACCAAGGTTACAAACTATTTAGTGGTAACAATCAATCAGACGAGGATTTTTTTAGGTAATGGCTAAATCAAAAGCAATAGCAGACTTAGTTAAAAGTCTTAACGCAACTTTAAAGGCTAGATCTATGGCCGGTAAAGTTGAGCCTATGACTAAAAAAGTTAGTGTTCTGGATGATGTGTATGATGGTAGTACTAGAGTAAAAAATTATAAGCCAAGAGATGTTACTGTTGAAGATGATTTTATAACAACAGCCGCTAATATGGATTTTAGAAAATCAGGATTAAATAAATCTACTTATAATAAACGAAGATTATTATCAGCTGTAGAAAATTGGAACAAAAATAAAAAATACGATTATTTTAGAGGTGAAAATACTAAATCAATTCGATATAAACCAAAAGACCTTAACTCACCTGAAGCAAAAAGTTATTATGAAGCAATGGAAAAAGTTTATGCTGATATGGTTAACTCTGGTTTTAACAGAGGAATAACTGGTGGTAGAAAACCTGTAAAAGATAAATATAAAAGAGAATTTAGAGATGCATTTTTTTCAAATCGTCCTGAGATAGCTGATGCGTATTCTAGAAGTAATATGTTTGGCATTCCAGTAATTAAAAAAATTAGATTAAATAAAGAACAAATTCAAAAAGGTATGGAACGTAATTTTGAATCTAATCCGGCAGCGGGTCAAGACGATATTATATTACAAAGAGATTTATTAGACAAAGCTACTAGATCTTTTTGGAGAGGAATTATGAGAAAATTTCAAAAATACAACAACGGTGGATTAGCTGGGGTATTACAAGTATGATAAAAAATAAAACACTTGTTGCAAATATGCAACACGTTAAATGGAAAGAAATCCCTCCTTTGAAGGGGCCTGATTCACAGGGGTTGAATGTTCCCATAAAACAAGTTACAACAATTAAGAACTCGGAGAATAAAAATGGCAGATATAGACAAAGCTCTACCAAACGTAGAGACTGAAATTAAAGTACCAGGAGACGAAGAAGTTTTAGAGATGGAAAAAGAAACCATCGAAGAACAAGTTGGTCCTGATGATATTCAAGTAACACAAGAAGAAGATGGTGGAGCAACAATTAATTTTGATCCTGAAGCAGTTAATCAACCAGGAACAGAGTCACATTTTGATAATTTAGCAGAACTATTACCCGAAGATGTTTTGGGTAAACTAGGATCTGAACTTACAGCAAATTATAATCAATACAAATCTTCTAGAAAAGATTGGGAAGATAGTTACACAAAAGGATTAGATCTTTTAGGATTTAAATACGAAAATCCAACTCAACCGTTTCAAGGAGCAAGTGGTGCAACCCATCCTGTGCTAGCTGAAGCAGTCACACAATTTCAAGCGCAAGCTTATAAAGAATTATTACCTGCTAAAGGTCCAGTGCATACGCAAATAATTGGACTAGCAGATCGAGCCAGAGAAGAGCAGTCTAACCGAGTTAAAGAATTCATGAACTATCAGCTCATGGATGTGATGAAAGAGTACGAACCCGAGTTCGATCAAATGCTTTTTTATCTCCCTCTTGCCGGCTCTGCGTTTAAGAAAGTTTATTACGATGAACTACTTGGCAGGGCCGTCTCAAAATTTGTGCCAGCTGATGATTTAGTTGTGCCTTACACTGCAACATCTTTAGAAGACGCAGAGTCTGTTATTCATGTAATTAAAATGTCTGAAAACGAAGTAAGAAAAAAACAAGTTTCAGGTTTTTATCAAGACGTAGAATTAACACCAGGTTACAATGAAGAAACAGAAGTAGAAAAAAAAGAACGAGAACTAGAAGGAGTTAAAAAAACTAGAGACGAAGATATCTTTACTATTTTAGAAATACACACTGATTTAGATTTAGAAGGTTTTGAAGACAAAGACTCAACAGGAGAACTGACAGGAATTAAACTTCCATATATTGTAACTCTTGAAATGGGTAGTAGAGAAATATTATCAATTAGAAGAAACTATCAAGTTGAAGACCCGCAAAAACTTAAAATAGATTACTTTGTACATTTTAAATTTTTACCTGGAATGGGTTTTTATGGTTTTGGTTTAATTCATATGATCGGTGGTTTATCAAGAACAGCAACCACTGCACTAAGACAACTATTAGATGCGGGTACATTAAGTAATTTACCTGCGGGATTTAAACAAAGAGGAATACGAGTAAGAGATGAAGCGCAGGCAATCCAACCTGGAGAATTCAGAGATGTAGATGCACCTGGAGGAAGTATAAAAGATGCATTTATGCCACTACCATTTAAAGAACCTTCACCAACTTTATTGCAGTTGATGGGAATAGTGGTACAGGCAGGGCAACGGTTTGCCGCCATCGCTGACATGCAGGTCGGAGACGGCAACCAACAAGCAGCTGTTGGTACGACCATAGCTCTCTTAGAACGTGGTTCCAGAGTCATGTCAGCCATACATAAAAGATTGTATGTGGCGATGAAAAGCGAATTTAAATTACTAGCTGGCGTTTTTAAAACTTATATGCCCGCTGAGTATCCTTATGATGTAGTTGGAGGACAAAGAAATATAAAACAAACAGATTTTGATGACAAAGTAGACATCATACCTGTTGCAGACCCAAATATATTTTCTCAATCTCAAAGAATTAGTTTAGCACAGACAGAATTACAACTTGCAATGTCAAATCCGCAAATGCACAACTTGTATGAAGCTTTTTATTCAATGTATTCAGCAATTGGGGTAAAAAATATTGATAAAATACTTCCACCACCGCAACAACCACAACCAATGGACCCAGCAAGTGAAAATATTCTTGCAATGAGTGGAAAACCGTTTCAAGCTTTCAAAGGACAAGACCATCAAGCGCATATTACAACCCATTTAAACTTTATGGCAACTAATATTGCTAGAAATAGCCCGGTTGTTATGGCAGCACTAGAAAAAAACATTTTTGAACACATTTCTTTAATGGCACAAGAGCAATTAGAGGTAGAATTTAAAGAAGAAATTGCAAAATTGATGCAAATGCAACAAGCAATGCAACAAAACCCAATGATGCAACAAGATCAAGCTCTTCAACAACAAATAATGCAAATGTCAATGAGTCTAGAGTCTAGAAAAGCTAAATTAATCGCAGAAATGACTGGAGAGTTTAAAGATGAAGAAAATAAAATAATGGGAGAGTATGGTGGAGACCCAATTGCTAAATTAAAGGCAAGAGAACTTGATTTAAGAGCTATGGACGACACTGCAAAACGTGATCAAGCCCAAGAAAAGATTGATTTAGATAAATCTAAACAATTAATGGGCCAACAGCAGTTTGATGAAAAACTGCAACAAAATGAAGACTTAGCTGAATTAAGAGCCGACACATCGCTTACAAAACAAATGATGTCACAAGAGTCTAAAATGGTTAATGACATGATGAAACAAACTGACGTTAGGATCTTGAAAGGTCCTAAAAGATAGTATAAGAAACCAATAGGAGAAAACTATGAAAAAAGAAAAAACTTTTTATACAAAAAACAATCCCAATTATATTGGAAAAGTTGTATCTGATACACCAAAAGCAGATGCTAACAATACTCTTTCAGTTAATTCGGATGGTTATGCACAAGAAGTTGAAGTTAAAATTCCTTTAGGTGAACCAACTGTAAACAAAGTTGGTGGCCAAAAAAGAATGTTAGCTTCTAAAAAATCTTCAGTTAAGTGGTATTAGTCCATGTGGTTATCGGCAATTAAATTAGCCGTTTCTGCTGGAAGTAAAATTTATGCTAACAAGCAGAAGACGAAGATAGCTATGTCAGATGCACAGCTTATGCACGCATCTCGTATGGCCGAAGGAAAAGAAGCTTACCAAGGTAAACTTTTAGAAGCCCGTCAGTCAGATTGGAAGGACGAGGCAGTTTTGATAATTCTCTCGG